AGACCGCCGATTGCTACCAGGAGTTCATCCCAATAACGTGCGGTATTCTTGTCACTACCTTTGTAGTGGCGAAGGACCCATCCTTGCTCGGTTGCAAAGCAATCTTCAGCAAGACCATTCTTATTCACACGGTCCAACCACTTTGGTTTTGATTCGTCCGATTCGGTTTTTCCCCAGAGAGGCATTGTTAAAAACTCCTAATATACTTGTTGATTGCGTTATAAAGATATTTATAAAAAAAGGAGGGTTACCCCTCCTTGGGATCAACCTTCCTCGGATGCTGGAGGAAAGAGTGCTGCCTCTAATGCCGCTACAAGTTGATCGTCTACAGTATTATCAGTTCTAGATACTGCTTTTTTTGCAAGTCCAATAAGGAATTTCTTGACGATCTCATCCATGTTTTCTGGAATTTTATCAACTGCAGCGTTGATAACTTTAATTGCCAGCGGTAGTAAAAAATTTGCCATGATTAAAAAACAAAGGTTATTTTATATATCAAAGATAGCGTGCTTTCAACTCGTCGATGTTTGCTCTGAGAATTGCAAGCGATTCAGTTACACCATCTTGATACTTAACACGCTTGACTTTAGTTGCTTTCTTAGCAAGTGCCTTCTCAGATCCATCGTCGTCTTTATCACAACCACAATCTGCTTCTTCTTTTCTTACTGACTTGATCTCTCCATCCTTATTAGCACCTTTCAGTTTCTTGTTCTTATCAAATACACCCATTGGATCAGTTGCATCATCAATTGAAGGATTAACTTCTACACCTTTAACATCTTTCTCAATGAGTTCAGTTCTCCAATCAGAGAAACTTTCTTTCTTAGTTCCTTTCTTTGCCTTAATAGCAGCAGAGACAGCACCACGTCTCTTCATCAGATAAGCATCAGATGCATCCTTGTCACCATCATTATCAACATCACCATCTTCCTTACCAACGGGGTCAAGTTTCTTCTTCTCTTCTACATACTCGACTTCTTCTTTCTTAGCAGTTTTTGCTGAATCTCTGAATGCCTTATCTGTAGGAGCACCCTCATCTCCTTTGTCACGCATCTTACCACCACGCTTTCTCTTAGCGTGAATATTTGCATAGAGACCGTTCTTCTCTTCTAATTCTTCTTCCTCTTCCTTAACACAATTAGGGACTGACTTTCCACCTTTCATTTTAGTTCCCTTTGCCTTGTAACCATCCCAGCACTTAGAAGCACCAACGTTCTTACGTGCTTGCTTAAGTCCTTCGGTTAATTCTTCACCAGAAACAATACTTGCATACTCAGCAGCAAGATCTTGCATCTTTTCTGTACCAAAAGATTCTAAAATTCCTTGAATAACATCACCAGACAAAATAATCTCGTCCATTTTGGATGCGATTTCGCTCTGCTCTGCCAGGGACAAACCTAACATCCACGCAGACAATCTTACATTTGCAGTCATCGTCTCTTCTTTAATCGGTTTAGTTTTATTTATACGTCTGTTTACTTCGGCAGGTTTCTTCCACATATCATAGTCATGTCCAGGAGTCATCCTCTCCATAAACTTACGATTTTTATCAGTTCCTACCAATCTATGATCAGCAGTGGCACCAGACGTGTTCCACTGCTTATACTCTTTAATATCTGTAATCCATGCTCTAAACATATCACCTTCTTCGGTGACAGCAATCACATAATTTGGTCCACGTCGGTGGATCTTACCCACCTCACCATTTACATTCTGTACATACGAACCAACCTCGTATAGGTTTCCATGCCTATACGAGGTACGTGTTGCTTCAGTATTGAAATTAGAAAATTTCATCAATCGTTTTATTTTTATTTATAATTCTGGTAAAAACTCTACAGAACCTCGGATTTCAGATTTAGGCATCGCTTGAACTCTCAATCCTGGAAACCTCATAGCGTTTCTAGTTTTTCTATAGAAAGATGTTTTAACAGAAAAGTATGGATAAGCACTACGGGGCACCTCTGACATAGAAGTAATGATAGATGAGCATTTAATTTTCATAAAATCATTCTTTACGAGACATGCTCCTGGAAACTCAGCACTAACTACAGCACCGTTACCTAAAATATCACTACCAAAGATAACAGTAGAGGCATCTGAACTATTACACTTGTATGCTAATTTAACTACAGTGTCAGTTCCTTTTCTAACAATTTTATATTTTGCTTTACCACCATCAATGTATTGAATTACATCAAATGGTCTACTAGCAGGCACAGATCCATTAAGATTATCCATCAAATAACCAAGAATCTTTTCAGATACTCGATCACCAGCAAGAGAGTCAGCAGATTCCCAAGCACCAAAACTTCTTTTCTTTAAAGAAATATTGTAGGTGCCGTCAGCATGAACAATTCTAATATCAGTTTTAGGTTTCGCTCCTGACCCAGTGCCAGTTTGACCACCTACAAAAGAAATTTCTTGAACATCACTTAACTTTATCTCCTTTGATGTAGAAACTAGTATGATATCTTTTATCTTATCTTTGTTTCTAGCGAAGATACTATAAGCAGCATTCTCATTACTATCACTTACTGTGCCTTGCTTAAATACTCGCATGGGTTTTTGCAAGTATTTATTAAATTATTACCGATCGCCTGCCTTACGATTCTCGGAGAAGTAAACATCAAAGGATCCTTCAGGATAACGTTTCTCCAGTTTCTTTACATTGGTGGCAATTACATCGTCGAATGATACTTCAAGTGCCATACATGCCTGAGCAACGTACCACATGATATCACCCAACTCAATAATAAGATGCTCACGATTATCTTCGTTCCACGGTTTTCCTTGGAACACCATTTTCTTAATGATCTCAAGGAATTCACCGCCCTCAGCATTAATTCCAACACCAGAAGTAAGCAATCTCTCAATATTGGCACCTTGTCTATCGAGATCACCAATACGGTCAGCAAAATCAACAAAGTTTGTAGAAGCATCTGAAGTAACTGCTGAAACAAACTGTTCATATCGATTAAAATCAATGTGCTTAGTCAAAAGGAAAATCCTCCAAATTTGTTTTTGTTAGTGGGTGGTTCGTCATCGTCATTACCTGCATCGAGGAAGTTGTCCTGAGCAGATTGCTCACAATCATACAACCTCATCTTCGATCTGTCAATACCCACGGCGAACCTTTTATTAACCGTGATATCGTTGTATCTATTCTTTAATTGTTTCACCAGTATCTGTCCCAACTGCTCCGACTCTTCAGTGCTAATAAGGGCAAACATAAGATCAGCAGTAGCAGGGAGACCAAAGGATTCAGAAGTATCAGTAAGGTCAACATCAGTGCTGCCGTAACCAGAACGAGTGGTTTGAGTAGCAGATACGATTGGCACACCGTACTCCACAGCGAGACCACGAAGTTCTTCTGCAATACCCTTAACCAAGGTATACGAGTTGACAAATGATGCTTTGAATCTCTGTGAAGTGCAAATATTAAGGTAATCCACAAAGATAAGATCGGGTCTAAAACTTCTCTTAAGAGAAAGATCATTAAGAAGAGACCTAAAATGTCCCACATGGGCAGATGCAGTAGGATATTCCTTAATGATAAGTTTACCATTTGTCTTCTTCATCAGATTATTAACTTTGTTCTGATACAACTGGTGTGGTAATCCAGCAAGGTCTTGGATAGGAACGTTTAATAGGTTAGCATCAATACGTTCTGCAATCTTTTCTTCTGACATTTCACAAGTAATGTATAAAACATTTTTACCTTGCAGTAATGCTGCTGCTGCAACATGACACATGAACAAAGATTTACCAACACCAGTTCCTGCTAGTGCAACAGTCAATGATTTACTTGTAAGACCACCTTTGGTAATCTTATTAAGCATTGATATATCAAAAGGAATCTTGTTCTCTACACGATTGTAGAATTCAAATCGTTCTTGATAATCATCTAGATAGTCATGACCAATTTTGTTGTCAAAAGAAACAGAGATTGCATCAGAAAGGATAGAGGGGATAGCACCCATATCTTTTTCTTTATCGTTACCATCTGCAATCTGAATACTTTCAAGTAAAGAAAGATAGATTGCACGATTACGGCACCACTCTTCTGTTGAATCTATCAACCATTTATAATCACAATCATCAGAATTTAATTGAGTTATAAGTGTTCTAACATTTGTGTAGAACTCCTCAGAAATACTTTTTTTGTTTTGAAGATCTACTTCAAGAGATTCCTGTGTAGGGCATTTCTCATACTTAGAAATAAACTCAGAAATTAGAGTAAACAATAGTGTGTTATAGTCACTCTCAAAGTATTCCTTTTTTAAATATGGATATACTTGACGACGATACTCATCGTTAGTAACCAAGTTTCGTAAAATTGTAAACTCAAGTGAATTCATAGGTAATGTAAATAAGATCCAACGATGTACTTGTGGTGACTGATGGCGGGTCTTCCCTCATGGGGGAAGGTCCATACAGGAGGGAACATCAACACTCTACCACATTTTGCTTCAACTGTCTTGATGCCAGGGAATGCAGTTTCACCACCTTTATCAATTGTATTCAAATAGATGAAGAATGCAAGAAATCTCCTTGCACTAGCATGATCACCAACATCTACGTGTGTAGAAAATCGGTCATCAGTTGCTTTACGATACTTTTTGATCCTAAAATCTTCGACAGCATATTTTCCTGGCATCCATTTTGTCAACTCAGTTGCTATGGCATACTCAGAAAGGCATTGTCTAAGATTCTCTAATAGAAACTTAGACATTTCTGGATCTAATGCTAGGTGGTGAAATTGAGGTCTCCCTTCATTGTTCACAAACTCTGGTTTTGAGTTTTCAAATGTGGTGATTAAACTCTTACATATGGATGGAGGAACTACATCGTCAAAGACCTTGATGTAATCACTCAACTCCATACTTAAACTCCTGACTTGCTGCCCAATCAAGTTTCTCCATTACTTCTTCGGTGAAATACTTCTCAGGATCCTTGAGAATAACAGAAGGATAAACAGAAGATTCACCGACGATGATACGGTTTCCTTTACGGGTGAATACTCCGTATTTCTCACCCAATTCCAGTAGTCCGTAATATTTGTCCAGACCACGTGCGTCATAAAAAAGTCGTGTTGCAACTTGTGAATTCTCCTTTGTGAAACGAGATTTGTTTGCCTTGACTTTAATAATACTACCTACAACATCAGTTCCATCTTTCTCTTTTGATTTAGAAAGATACATGATTGTAGAAGCAGCATACTTAAGTCCACTACCACCACCCATATCTGATGACTCACCATAAGGATTCATCGTTTTGTATGTGTGGTTAGTAACAACCATAGGAACTTTTAGTTTACCAAGTTTACTGGTGATAATTCTAAACACAGATTTAATTGTCTGTGATTTAGTCATGTCACGAACTTGTTTATCATCCATTGCATCTTGTAATTCTTTAGCAGATGCAAGCATACCAAGTGAATCAAGAATAATCAACAAAGGTTTGCGTTCTGATTCATCTGTCTTAAGCAGATTGTCTAAGATACGAATGATCTGAGTACGAAACTCTTCAATAGTATCTACTGGAAAATGCCATACTCGATTTGAGTCGAGTCCACGGTCTTTGAAAAGATCTGCCGTTGCTGCAGCTTCACTATCAAAATAAAAAACTGCACCGTCAGGATTAATATCAAGAAAGTTTTTAGCGATTGCGATTGCATAGAATGTTTTACCAGTTGCTTGTTCACCAGCAATAGCAGTTACACGGTTATTAGGAATGCCACCAGTAACACTCCCACTCAGCATAGAGTTGAGGATGTAAGATCCAGTGTCAATAAAACCTTGCTCATCGCCAGTAATAATACCATCGGATACAAGTTTTGCATAATCATTTTTTGCCTCCTTAGCAAGTGTGTCAAAAATACTCATGTAAATAGAAACTCCAAGTTAACTTCTTTTTCAGTTTTCCATCCAATAGCATCAAGAATAATCTTGAGTGGATATAGGAAAGATTTTTCAAACTGCAGTTTGTAATCGATATTCTTATTGATATCGAGTTCTGTGGGAAAGTTTGCAATAAATGAAATTACATTCTGACCAACAGTATTTGGTTTTTGAAGATAGCAAAACTTAATCTTTTCTCCTTCTTGAATTAAAGGATACTTATGAGTTAGTTTGCGTTTCTTTAGTTGAAAATTGTAGAGGAGTGCTCCTCTTACATGGATGGGACAACTTTTCTTGTATAGCGTAACAGGATCAGACCATTTTGTCAACCCATTAACACTACGAGGAAATGCAATGTCCTCAGGTGGCATACTAAAGAACTCTTCTTTAAATTTATCGATGAATCGTATGACATCTTCTTCTGTCTGAGTCATGATTATATTGAGTGCTTCTTTAATCTTAGTTCTGCATGGTGCAGGTGTAGAAGATTTAACTGCCTCAATACCCATCATCTTAAGTTTTGGTTCTGCATAGCGAACACCTTCGCTATCCCACACGTTGAGAATGTATCGCTTTTTAGCAGTCCAGATGCCTTTGTCAGCGATGTTCTCACGTTTCATAATCATTTTTTGGTCATACGCCGAAACGTAATTCGCAAGTTCCTCATATGAACGTTCGATAAAAGGTTCCAGTTTTTCTTGGCAGACCTTATTAAGTATTGATACAATTGCTGCTTTGTCGCTAATCCTATTACTAAAAAATTTAGTAACGAGAGGTCCAAGATTAAGATAGATTGAGTCAGTGTCAGATGCAATGACATAATCAACCTCCTCCGTTTTCAACAGGTTATTTAGGTAGGTATTCATCTTATCTTCAATCCAACGAATGGAGACCTGACCAGAAAGTGTGATCGCCTCTGCGTTGGCAAGCTTGTAATACCTGAAATACTGGTTGCCAATAGCACCATAAGCACTGTTAAGTTGAATCTTACGTGCCATCTGGATGTTATTGAATTTTGAAATGTCCTTGACCAATTGTGGACTAGGATTCTTTTCATGTTCTTGTTTTGCTTGGAGCATCTTTTTCTTATAGATCTTACGTTCGTTGTAGATCTTCTCCATAAGTTCTGGGAGGAAACCACGAACATCTTTTCTATACTGTGCCCCGTTGGCACATACACAATACTCACCATCAATGGTGATCTCTTGTTCCAGAATTCTATCTACCGTTGCTGACGGGTGTTTCGTAGGAAGTAACGTCTCTGGCGAGATGTTGTACTGCATAATGAGGTGAGGGTATAGGGAGTTGAGGTCAAAACTAACCACCCACTCATAAATTCCAGGCACAGGTTCTTTAACGTATGCACCAGCATACTTTGCATCTTTGTCATTTCTTTCATTAGGTGGTACAACAATACCTCTAGGTGTGAGATAATTATAAATGATTTGATCCCACATCCGTACCTGGTAGTAGACATCTTCAAAATTGACCTTAGCATCATATGCAAGATTGACAGCAAGATCAATCAATTTCATTTTGTCTTCAAGACGGTCAACCAGTTCCACGTCATGGATGTTATAGGTAACAAACTTCTGCCAATCTTGAGTATAAAAATCTTTGAAGGTTTCATACTCAGAGTGGTCTAGTTTCTTTTGACCTAATTCCACACTGGCAATGTGATCCAATCGATAGGACTCTTGATTAGTATATGTAAACTTCTGATAAAGATCCATATAGTCAAGAACACTGACACCAATGATATCGTAAACAAACTGATTACGTCCTTTGATCTCAACTTCTTTTTCATATACTTTATTCCAGGGAGAAAGGGACTTCATATACTTAGAAGAAAGTATACGTTCTATTCGACGACAAATAAAAGGTACGTCAAATAGTTTTACATTCCATCCCGTAAGGATGTCAGGTGTATTCTGTGCCCACCATGCAAGAAAATCTTTGAGCATATCTTCTTCTTTCCAGAAGACACGATACTCAACGTCATCACGTGAATGTTGATACTCACGTGTTCCCCATACAATTAATTTCTTACTAGTGAAATCTTTAATAGAAAGACAAAGAATCTCTTCTGAAACTTCCGTAACACTAGGAAAACCATTTTCAGAAGTGGTCTCAATATCAATTGTGTAGACCTTTAGTTGTGTAGAGTCATATTCAATACGTTCTTCAGGAAACTCAGTACTAATATATTGATAAAGAAATCTATCATTGCCGTAGATCTTAAAATTCTCTACCTGTTTGTACTCATCAATAAATTGCTTGGCATCCTTAACAGTATTGAACTCTAGTTTTTGAGCATAAGTACCCTCAAGAGTTTTATATTCTGTTTGTTTACTGCATTGGGCAAAAAGAACTGGAGAAAAATCCTGCTCATACTGGACACGTTGACCATCTTCGTATCCAACATAGAGAATTTTATCTCCAGTCAAAAAAACATTACTGTAGAACTTCATCATCAGGGGGTAGGTTCGCTTGGTACTCGGAGAGGATCTCAGGATCTGGTGTTGCTAGTGTAGCAAGAGATTCCGAATAAAGCAAGACATTCCTTTGGTTTGAATACCTAGGGAACTGCCTGAGTTCACCATCAACAATCTCCATGGGGTCTGCCAGGAAACAAGATGGTTCCATCTCCATTTCTGAAATTTGAGAAATTAAATACGTACCATTACGAAGTAGGATCAGTTTGATCTCCATTAGTTTCCTCCTCAGTTTTAACTTCATGTTTAGAACAATAATCTCTCAAAATGTTATCATGAGGATCATAAATTGTGACTACCCAATCTGCTGGGATAATAAACTCCCTTTGTTTAGACAGTGGTGCCCAGTGTGTGTATGCAACTTGGAATTTACTTTTAGGTTTTTCCTCGCCTTCTACTGCGATGGTGTCATCTTCAGTAACAGACAATTGCATTGCATATGGATTTGACAGATGATAAGCAACAATGCCATTCTCATCTTTATTGAGAATTTCTTTAGCATCAGAAATTACATCTTCACCAGATTTCAATAAAATAACTTTAACAGTCATAGCGATAAGTTTGTGTCTTCTAAATGTCTAATGTGATTTGAAAGTTTATCAAGGTATCCACGATTGCGTAACTCTTTGAACACTAGGTTCTCAAGTGCAAACTCTCCACCTTGTTGAATAGCAGATGCTCTCATGTCACGAATCTTATTTTTAAGTTTCTTAAGAACTGAGGGATCATCTGCTTGATTTTCGATAAGGTCGTCAATCTTTTCCATCATATCACGAACCTTCTTTAAAAGCAAGGGGTCTGCAAGATCTACTTGCACTTGCTTTGGTTCCATCAACCATTTGTCCTGGGTGATAGAGTATACACCCTGGTTAGCAGGCAATGGGTCTTTCTCATCTTGAGCATATAACTCAACAGGATGAGAATAAATTTTAATGTCGTGGACTAATGCCCACAATTTCTTTTTGTCTCTTAGATAATCATCCAAGAGTTCTGGACAGTCAGCGATTTCATTTTTATTAACGACCAAATGAAGATCTAGGTCAGAAAATCTAGTGTAGTTGTAGTTAGCATTACCACCAACTAAAATTACATCCTTTACTGCAGGCGATGGAATCTTTGCAAATTCTGCCCACTTCATTGCAATCTGTAAAAGTTTATCTTTTACTTCAGATCTGAGAATACCTTCTTCCCAGAACTTAATATTCAATTTGTCGTGGTACATCAGGGTTAACCTGAGTGATTGGAATGTCTTCACTACCCTACTGTCACTTTATTATTATTTAGTCCTCGACGACGCTAATGTTCGGTTCAGTTACAGTGTCAGTACCAAATACTGCTTTTGCTTCCTCTTGAGGTTTAATTGTTTGACCGTATGCTTCTAAGACAGAGAGGGATGGTTCCACAATAGAAACCACCCAATCTGGATTCACTGCGATTTCTTCATCGAGTGTCAATGGTTGCCACTTATCCAAAAGAATTCTACCAGTATATTGCTGATTACGTTCAAGGGTTCCAGCGACAATTTCCTTTTCAACAACAATGCCGAAAGGATGAGTGAAGATAAATGCTTGTCTTACACCTGTTTCCTTTTGTTGAACTTCAGAGATGTCAGCAATAACATCTTCTCCTGATTTTAAACGTGCTACTTTAATTGCCATAATATTATCAATGGTTATTATTATTTATTTGATCTCATAAATCTTCTTTTTCTGATGATCAGGAACAATTCTATTCAGTTCAATAATCAACAGACCATTCTCAAATTTAACTTCTCCAACCTCAACGTCGTCGGATAAGTTTATACCTCTCGCAAAAGTACGGGTAGCGACTCCACGGTGCAAATACTCACCCTCCCCTTTATCTTTTGCGGACTTTGACTTGATGATCAAGACATTAGTTTCGGTGCTAACTTCAATGTCATCCTTTGACCATCCAGCAAGTGCTAGTTCAATCCTCCACTTTGTATCTGTATCTTTTACTAGATTGTAAGGGGGATATGTGTTTTGTGGTGTTCCTGTACCATAGGAATGTAGTCGGTAGAACAAATCATCTACTCCTACACTGTATCTTTCTACAGCATCTACGATGGCACCCAAATCTTTGGTGCCGAACTTTCTAAGTCCTGTCATTTTATGCTCCTTTTATAAGCGAGTTTTGTTTTGTGGTCCCCGAAGGCAACCGTTGTATTTATAATACCACATAAAAATAGTGGCAGGGTAACAACCGTACCACTATATGAGGTGTTCCGACTTGTAGAGCGACCGCACGAAAGATCGCACATCTATTTATGTCTAAATAAAATTAGCGTTGAATATCTAAATTCAAATGAAAAAAGCAATCTTTGCTTTTGGTATGCTATTGGTGACTACTACGGCAGTAAATGCTGGTGGACTAGTGACTAAACATGCAGCGTCTGTACAACTTACAGTGGATGCTGCTAGAACACAATCTAGTAGAATTGGTTCGACGTTTAGTATCTCAGGTTCAAATATTGATACAACAGATGGTAGTACAGCAGGTACTGTTTCTGCTGGAACAATCACTTCTGGTGTATACAGTCCAGGAACAATTGCAGCAACACAAGACACAGCAGGTGCTGCATTCACGTTCAGTCAATCTTACACACAGGGCGATGCTGTGCCCACAAGTGCTGCGACTGTAGGTACTGTGCCTAATTTTTCTAGCACCACTTCTTACGCTTCAGGTGTTGCTGGAGATCTTGCTGGAACTGTCACCAGCGGAGGAGTCCTTACCGTCACCGCAGGTGGAGCAGGAACAAGTGCCGTAGGTCAATACGTTAGTGAGATCACTGTAATTGATTGAGGATAATCCCCGTGAGCATCCTTTCTGGAAAGACAATCACATATACTGTGACAAGTGTGGCGGCAGTATTAGTTACTGCTGCCGATGTCCTGGCGGTCCCCGTGGTCCCAAATTTTACACAGGGATCCATGTCGAGCCACACAGAGACAACGACAAAAGTGACTGAAACAATTAACTCTATGGATTATAGCACAGGATATCAATATTCTGCAACTGGTTCAGGAGTATCAGCAAATGGAAACCTGTCCCCTGGAACAGGTACAAACAATGTAACGATAAATGGAGTGACATCAACATGGACAGGAGTGACCAACAAACCTTCCTTCACACAGACAAATCCTGGAGCAGCGTTCCAGTTTACGGAGACGTACAGCGGACCAGGACTTCAGAATCACACGATTATCCAAAGAGAGACAATCGTAGAAAGCGTAACAGACACAACAAGTATTTTCTCGCAATAAAAACAATATGTCTATCTGTTCTAAGTGTCAGTGTAACTGCCCCTGCTCATGCGGATGTGGGTGGTGTAAGTGCAACAGCAAGTCCAGTAGCGAATAGTTCTGGGTCAGTGACCAATCAGGCAATTCAGGTTTTGCAGGGTCCATATATAACAAATACTTATGGTAATGGTATCCAGTGTCAAGGTCCCACTAGAAACTTCACCCCCTATGTAACAGGAAGTGCTAGTGCAACAAAACCTTACGAACCTTATTATTTTGATCCCGTATATGATATGAGGGATATCGATGAGGATGGTGCTCCTGATAATCCTGGCTCGATTCTTTATAGAGTTCCTGTAAGAACAGGACAAAAAGATAACTATAACTTAGGTATTGGTTTCTCTATGACATGGAGTACACCAACTGATAAAAAATTACAGCAACTATGTAAAGATGCAGCAAATGCTAACATCGCAATGATGAAGCAACTTACTGCAAATAAGCGATTAGATTTTGAGATCGGAAGATTAAAAAATTGTGGATCTTTATTAAAAGAGGGAATTCAATTTCACCCTAAATCTCCTTACTATTCAGTATGTGCTGATGTCATAGTTAATAATCCACCAGGACATACACATCCACATTATCACGTTATCCCTTCTTCTTCCTCCTCGGAAACACAGCACGAAGAGCACGAATCGCAACATTCCTCTGACGCTGCTCATCTTGGCGCTCCTTTACAGATTGGCGAGGTGGAACCTTCCCCCGAAGAGTAGCAATCTTTTTAATAACTTTCTTAACCGTTGGTTTGACCACTTTCAATAGTAGGTCTGCCAACGGTTTTGCTATGAGTGCTGATGTTGTTGCAATGACAGCAACGCTGCCAACCTGGACGACCTGACCTCCACTAGGAAGTCCAGCAACGATCTGTGTTGGGAGTGAGACGGGTTCTGTAATTTGTACGCATGTCTTATCAATGAGTTCATATCTAATTACTTTCTTCCTGAAACCTTCTACTAATGTACCTACAGGTTCTTGTGCCTTTTGAACTTTGGTTGGACATTCTATCTTAGCAGTAGATGGTGGTACAGGTGGTACTTTAGTTTTAGGAATTTCTGGTTTTGGTGTATCCGTATTGCTCTTTGGAACAACAGCAGGATACGTCATAATCATTTGTTCAGGTTCATAATTAATAGGATTAAAACTGGGAACACCAGCGTCACAAACTGTATAAGTTCCCTTGGGATCTTCTTCTTTGATTGCATTGTTTTTAGAATTATTGGTTTCATGTGCCTCAACGCAACCAGGGATATCAACCACTGGCAGACCAATATTCACCACTACTGGTGGAGGAAGTGGTGTTGTTGTGTAATATTGTGTAGGTGGAACTACATCAGGAATGTCAATCTCCCTAATATCAATGTTGGGAGAAGTTATAATTGGAATGTCCATTAGCAATCATTAAATATAGATCCTACTTGGGACCCTGCTTCGGATCCGATTTTCTGTCCTAGAAGAAGTGCCCAACCACCTGCTAACCAACCCACGTAGGGGATGCTGGCAACAGCAGGGACAGCAACACCAGCAGCGATAGCACTACCTGCCATTGCACCTTGTGATCGTGCTCCAGCGTCCGCCACTAAACACTCGG